CTCCCCGGTAGCTTTCGGACCTTGTGTGGACGGCTTGCCACTTTTGGTGCGCCACTTCTGCTTAGTCCACGCTGTCAAAGAGCGTTGGCTCTTCTTCTTCGGCATCATCTATCTCCATTGTAAGCGTGGCTAGTGCAGCCAATTTGTCTTGGGCGTCACCCCACTTTGTAATTGCATTGTCCATCTCTTCTAAGATGCCCGGATGCTCCCCCACACCGACAGAGTGTTTGGAATACAAAGCGAATACAAACTCCGCGTCTGCTATTTCTGCAGTGTATTTGTGTCTTAAAGCTTCAACTGCGAGTCTGTATGACATGACCGCCCCTCAAATATCTCTATTATAATATTTATCTTAATATTCTGCAAGAAAAAACTATATCTTGCCTTGATGATGTGCCAGTAAAAAGATGAAGCCTACGAGAGATGACAAGAGAGCGAGTGAAATTATGATGATCAAAGACCAGTCAATTATTTTTCTTCTACGTTTAGCCGCCGCTAACTCAGCCTCTCTTCGGGCTGTCCGTGCCTTGGCTTGAAATCTTTGCCAATCAGACCACAGTCCGGGCCGTCCAGCGTATATCATGAATGTTTTTAGTTCTTCTTCTTTTTCTCGTATCTGCTCCAGAGCCATAAACTCTTCAAGATCTGATCCGCCGCCTCTCTTTTGTGCTTTTCTTTGTAGATCTTCTTTTGCGCCCACAAAGCTGGCAATCGCATTGCCTGCCGAGGCAATGTCTTTACCGTTTTGGACAGCCGTCTTGATGACAGCAAAGGCAGCGTTTGCAGCGGCAAGTTCGGCAAGCATCAGTAGACTCGTACACTTTCATCAACTAATTTAGGCAGGCAGTATGCCGTCACCTTTTTCCCTTGTTTGTGGAGCTTTTGTGCGTACCACACGCACTCGTTTAGGTCGCGGAAGTACATGTCACTACTGACTTGACGTTTGTCCTCTCCTGTGCCAAGAAAGACAAACAGGAGAAAGACATGCTTCATTAGTCTCTGTAACCGCCCCCTGCTTTTTTATAAGCTGACGCAAGCATTTGCGCTTTTCTCGCACTCCACTGACCCGGCCTCCCGCCCTTTCCGCCAGCCTTGATACGATTGAACAGACGCTTTCTCATTCCGGGTTTAGTGTAGTTGCCAGCTTCATTAACTCGACTCTTGCCCTTCGCTTTAGACTTCGACGATTTGCGAGTTTTTCCAGCCCTGCCACCCTTCTTGAGTTCTTCTGTTTCCTCGACGCCTTTAATCTTTCCGGCGTTGGCTGTCGCGTAGAAGACCTGTTCACCCTTCTTGCCCCCGTATGTGCGTTTCATGGATTGCATGATTTTTTTACCTTTATCTGTTAGAGGCATCACGTTATTTTCCTAGGTTTCCCGGGTATGTACATTGGTGGTTCAACCTTTTTGTCTTTATCTTGTTGATATTGACGAATACGTCCGGGAAGAGTTTTACGACTTTCTTCAGTTTCTCTGCGAAACTGCTGACCCGCACCCGGACGATAGTAGTAAGGAACTTCTGCACTAGATAACGCTCGTCTTCCTCTGCTGTATGCAGTTGTCATCAGAGATTATCCGGCTTAACAGGTTTGATATCACTGCCCGGACTTGTGGCAGCACGACGACGGCGACGTTTAGCTTCGCTCAGTCTTGCCCCTGCAACACCGACGCCGCCAAGGCCAGCTAAAGCCAGTGCTGATGCAGCTTTCAAAATTGCATTCGAGGTACGCATCGCCTGTTGATCAGACTTAGATAGTTCTGAACCTTCTGTAACTTTACGAGATTGGTTCATATAATTCTTTCCGCTCATTAAAACTCTCCCTTGACCATTGCGTCGGAGAGCTTTGTAGCCCGAGAACCGACTTGTTTCGCCCAACGACTGTCAAGCATCTCTCGCCCAGCGGCGTCGAACTTTCTGTCGTGGATTGCACCCCACATGCGTTTGAATTTACAGAGGCGTGGCACGCCCATATTGAAGGCCATGTCCATCAAGATTAGTTGACGTACCGCATCCAAGTCATTAACGACCGGCTGTACACGGCACAACTCTTCCTCAACGATTTTGATGTCATTCATGGCAAGATATCGTGCATCCGCTTCAGTGATACCGTGTTCGTACACGACAGCCATCGACGGAATGTCCATGTAATCGAGTTCTTCCTTACTGATTCCTCGGTCTTTCAAATTGCGCCCGATACCAATAGTGTCGATGCCGAGGGTGTCCTGATACACAGTGAGGACCATGCCCTCGTGCTGGATCAGCTTATCTAAAAAATGTGATGTGTTATATTTCATTTGTTCGTCTCATGTCCCATCCACACTGCGAACGCTCCCGTCATCGCCCCCGTCACCACACTTACAAGTGCAGCCTGTTGACTCGTCGGGTCCGCCAGTCCCATGAACCACTCCACTACGCGCCATGCTGAAATCGACATTCCCAGCATCATCAAACGGGGGAGTATCTTCCACTTCAGGATGCGCTCCATAGT